TTAAACCTTATTTTGTAAAGTTTATTTTTCTATATTTATAAAGTTTAAGAATTAAGGTTATGTATTGAATATTTTGGTAAATCTTAGCTGATATACTTTTTTTTAGAGTAATTGAGGAAATTAGAAAATAATGAGTTTCTTCCTTATATGCAGTTAAATTTCCTTAAAAAAACCCTCGATTTTTACTCGAGAAATTCACTTACTCGGAAAATAATTTACTCCCCTTAAATCAATATCTTATCCCATATTTTCCGCTTGACAATCCACATACACCGCCTTAAATCCGTCTATATTGGACCGAGAAACTGAAAAAACACTACTGACATCCGCCTTCGGGGTCCCGATGGTTGGACAGCAAAAATCAGCAATCGCCTCATATTTCAGGCAGGAATTATCAGATTACATATTCAAAGTCATTGCTAAAGTCAACGGAGTTATAACTCTTTACGAAACAACGGCGGCGGCGTCAGCCTATGTCAATGTTGTAAACGGTGAACTTGTCATTGAAGCCCCGCCAAATCCAGGTGACGTGGTAATTGTATTTACAAAGGAACACCCGCGCTTTCATCCGAATAGGGGGAAGAAATTCTCAACGTCATTATTTTACGATAATAAGACAACCGGGGACTATGAAATCGGTTTTGCTGACTTTGATGAAACGGACCTTACACTTATAAATGGTATTACATTCTGCCTTAAAAATGGTACAAGTTATGCAAGAATTGTCTCGGTTGCGAATCAGAAATATTATGAGCCGATAGATCAGGACCGAATTGCCCCTCTCGGACTTGATTTCGCAAAAGGTCATTTAATGGACATCCAGGCACAGCTTCGAGATGTCGGAGATATATTCTGGTATTTATCCGGGCAGACATCAGGAGGTCCCAAAGAGGTCCACAAGTTCCCAGGGTTAAACAATCAATCAAACGTGACCGTTGCAAGCCCGGCAATGCACGGTGTATTTATTGGAAGAAATAACGCCGGTGTCAGGTCTAAAATGCGTGTCGGTTGTATGGACATTTCTAATGAGGCACAGGATGAACTGACTCAGACGCCTTTTGTATTTTCTAATGACGCAGACGTGACAAATGTCCCGGCTTTACCTGGTAAAATCCTATACTTAATTGAAGTCCCTTTCAACTACAAGGGTGAACTTAATACAAGGGATTCACAATGGTATGACGCGTCTGTGTCTTCAGACAAAAAAGGCAGGATCCAGCTTTTCAGGGTCCCGAATTCAACTTATATCACAAAGACAGTCGGAGGCGTGCCAGGTCAGCCAATCGTTGACGCAGACTGGACAACAAAACTTGGAACATCACTCAGGTTTATTGACAATTCAATAGGGACAGCATTGGGGCATTTCATTACTGGGTTTAATTTTCCAACTCTTGATACGTTTGCAGGATCAGGCATTCAGGCAGGGCAGACAATACACCTTGAAGCGGCAGACCCAAACAGGGTCCCAGATATATTCACACATGGAGAACTTGTTGCGGTCGTCGGGTCTGCTCCGACAGCGGCGGCGACAATGAACCTTGAATCATTAACAATGGGGGAATCTATATGAGCCAAAAGAAAGCAAAGCAAGTCAGAAGTATTGTAAAAAAGCAGACAAAGCAGATTTTAATAAACGAGCTTGACGCTGTCATTAAAATGCGATTTCGGGACCGTCTGAAATTCGCGTTGATTGTGATTAGAGGGAAGAGGCTGAAAAATGTCAAAAAGTAAATTCAATCAGGATATTTCCGAATGTATGCGAAAACTTTATAAGGCTGACCCTGAGAAAAGCCAGGAGCAACGCGCCGCGATTTGCTATTCAAAAGAACGCAAAGGCAATTCATGGCAGGATAAAATAAACGCTTGCCGGGGGAAGCTGGGGATGAGTTATTGAAATTATTATGGAAACTGACAGTAATCGACAAGAACTGACAAATGAAGAGCTTAACTTAATTGACATCATTATTAAAAATCCTTTTGCTTCAAACATACAACTTGCAGAAAAAACAGGTCTACACGACAATTGCAAAAATAAAATCAAAGCCGCATATCCAAGCAAAAATTCAAGACTTCACAAGATCAAATATTGAACGATTCCAAGAAATACAAGAGGAAGCTCTTGAGGTTTATGCTGAATTAATGAAATCAGAAAACGACGTAATGAGATTGACAGCCGCCAAGCCCTTTGTTGAATCTTTGAAAACAACAAAGATCGACCTTGACGCAAAAGTTGACGGCAATATCAATATAGTAATGACGCCAGTTAAACCGGATTAAATGGAATTTCAATTTCCTGAAAAAGCAAAGCCATTATTTGACCAAATAATTGAACCGTCATTGCGCTTGCCGTATGCCGTGCTTGTAGGCGGTCGAGGATCGGGAAAGTCTGAAAGCGTCGCCAGATATTGCATAATCCGGGCCATTCAAGCTCCGACCTTGATTTTATGCGCCCGCGAAAATCAGAACTCTCTGACAGACTCAGTTCATGCTTTATTATCTGACATTATAAGAAACCATAATCTTGAAAATATTTTTACTATTGAACGTGATAAGATATTCAACAAGAAGAACGGATCTAAATTCATTTTTAAAGGCATGAGACAAGACGCTGGGCACTTGAGATCGATGACAGGCGTTGACATTGCATGGCTTGAAGAGGCTCAATATATTGGCCGGGCAGGGTTTGTTTCCCTTGACGATACAATCAGGAAAGAAGGGTCACAGATCATCATGGTCTTAAATCCTCGTTATGCCGATGACCCGATATATGCTGACTTTGTTTCCGTAAATCGTGACGATACTCTTAAAATCATGATTAACATTATGGACAATAAATTTGCCACATCCAGGAGCCGGGCAAAGGCAAAGCGCATGATGGACACTAATTATGATGAGTATATGCACGTTTACTGCGGGGAATTGAAAGAAGCAAGCGATTCACTTATATTTAAAAGTAAGTATGAAATCAGGGAATTTAATGAACCACCGCCAGGGACAATATTTTACCACGGGGCTGACTGGGGATTTTCTCAAGATCCTAACGCAATTATCAGGGCATGGGTTGACGAGAAAAACAATAATCTTATGGTTGATTATGCCATTTTCGGATACCAGACAGAAATTGAGGATTTACCGAAATTATTCAATCAAATCCCTGGAATTAAATATCACGAAGTCCGGGCCGATAACGCAAGGCCGGAAACAATCAGCTTTATGCAGAATAAGGGGTTCAATGTCGTTCCATGCGAAAAAGGCAAAGGGAGCGTTGAGGATGGCATTGAGCGTCTCCGTGGATTCAATAAAATTGTGATACATCCGCGCTGTGTTGAGCTGACGGATGAGTTTAGAAATTATTCATATAAAATAGACAAGAACAGGATTGACCCAAAAACAGGGCGCGAAAAAATTACAACCGCAATCCGTGACGAATACAATCACGGCATTGACGCCCTTCGCTACGCCACCGAGGGGATTGTCCATTCTGACCCCGTCGCTGACTTTGCCGCCGCACTTGGCGGAATTATGTGAAAAATAATTGACAAGGACAGGGCGTGTCGGTATAAGGGGAACGGTCTTTATACCTTATAAAGCCCTTGCCGGTCACGCCGACTGAATAGCAAGAAGCCCGCTGCAAACGGGCCTCTGCATAACCTGAGTAAGTTACAAAAAGGCTCACAGGAATAATATGAAAATAAAAGAAATGCACGGCATAAAAATGATTCATGAACATGACGCTATATTCCAGGATGCAGAACGTACCGGCGGCGTGTTTGAACCGGAGAGCGTTGAGTTTTGGCTTAAACATTGCAAGCCGGGACAAGCGGCTTTTGACGTTGGATCATACACCGGGCTTTTCGCTATTTTAGCAGATAAAGCAGGGTGTCACTCTTATGCGTTTGAACCAAATATGGCAGTCCGTGAAAGATGCCTTGAAAATATCAAGCTGAATGATTCTGAGGTAAAGTGTTTTGACATTGCCGTTTCAGACAAGAAAGGCAAGCAACATTTTTATTATTCTGTTCACGGCCTTTCAAGCGTCGGAAGTTTCACGCCTCACAATGACCCGAACTACTTTGTAAGAGAAGTTGAGACAATGCCGCTTGATTATCACTTTATGCTTGATTTCCCCGTGTGTGCCGTTAAGATGGACACAGAGGGTTATGAAAAGGAAGTACTCAACGGCATGGTTAATATTCTGAAGAAATGGAAACCGGCCTTGATTATTGAGCTTAATACAATGGACGAGATTCAAGAACACAGTGATTTTTTAAAGCCTTATGGGTATACGTTTTTTAAGCGGATTGATAATCGAAATCTTATTTGTGAATAATGGGAATATTTAGCAAAAAACCAAAATCAAACGCCGTCATAATGCAACCGGCTGTCTCTGAGGTTGACAAGGCGCTTAACACTATCCAAAAGATAAACGGGATGTATAACGCGTCAATGGGCATAGGGGATTATAACTCTGACCCGATTGAATCCATGACTGTTGTTGAAACTCCTGTTTTTGGTACACAGGCCCGGCTTTTATACCGTAACCTGGATTTAATGCAACGCATAATTGACAGCCCGGTCAATGACTCTCTGAAAAATGGGTATGAGATCACAACCAATCTCGACGCTGAACTTGGTATCAATGACATGATTTCCGAACGCCTTGAAGAACTTCACTTCGACGACGCGATGAGACAATTTGCTATACATTCAAGGCTGTATTCAAAAGGCGGGTTGATTTACCCGGTTGTCCGTGAATTTGAGGAGTCAAGGCCGGACCAGCCTTTAAACTTTTACAATCTTGAGCGCATTGATGCTTTAAATGTCGTTTATGAGGAACACATAACATATTTCACGCAAATAATTAACCCTCTTACAAAAGATTATGGCAATATAAAACAGCTTTATCTTTTGGGTAACGCAATCCATCCGTCAAGATATTTCCTCCATGTCCTTTCCTTTGACCCGTTCCTTTACCGTGGTATTTCTATCCTTGACCGTGTCAAGCGGGCCGTGTATGGAATAAATATTGCAAACTGGACCGTAACTGAACTCTTGCGCCGTTACCGTGTTTTACTGGTTGAATTTGATCCAAAAAATTTAGCACTTATGACCGGGGAGCAAAAGACGGACGCGAAGACTGTTCTTGAACTTATCACAAGACGGGCAACGTCAAAAAGTACTGTCCCGATCCCGGCGGGCGCAAAGTTTGAATATTTACAATCTCAATTAACTGACATCGACAAAGCCATTGGAACGCTCTATGACTTTTTGGGGGCTGTGACAGAGATTCCACAACGCAAGATCAGGGGATCGGCTGGCGGTGAACTTGCGGCGGCTGACACTGACGAGCGTCAATATCATGAGATGCTTGAGAGTAAAATGCATAAAATGACGTTTGACCCTATGATGAGGTTTGTCATTGACATGGTTGTAAACGAGCGTAAAGGCAAGATATTCAAGACATTATTTGATAATGATGTGTTTCCGGAACAACTTGAAATTGATATTAAGTTCAATCCGATTGCAAGTGTGAATCCTGAGACAGAAGCACGAATTGAAGTATATCGCGCCCAGGCTGACGCGACAGACATTCAAAGCGGTGTAATCAGCCCGGACATTGCAAGGAAGTTGAGGCCTCGTTATGAGAGCTTTCAGGATGAGATTATTCCGGAGCCTGACTTTGACCAGACCGGCGACGGGCAAGAAAATAATACTATTCCGGAAAATACAGAAATTCAGAACATAATGTCAAGTTTAGGGCTAAATTGATTGTCAAAACTCCATACGCTGACCTTGAATCACAATACACGCAACAAATAGAAATACTTTTTACTTTAATTAATAAAGAGTTTATCGCTGAACTTAAAAAAGCAATGGAAACCGAAGGTATTGACGCCGAGATTATCCGGGCGGTCAAGCTAAACGCCTTTAGCGACGTTTATAAGAAGTTTAAGAAAATAAGTGATAAATTCAAGGATCTGTCATATTATCGTTTTAAAACGACAATCATGAAAATGGCCATTCTTTTTGAAAACGCTGACAAGCGTGTAAAGAAAATGATCGTTAAGACTTTCAATGAGGCCCGGCGTGAAATACCTGTCCTTAAATTAAAAGAGCCATCACAGGCTTTGAGGGGTTCAATCCAGCGCAATATTGAGCTGATACATAATATCACAAAAGAACACGTTGACAACCTTCAGACAGCTGTACTCCATTCCATGCGACGGGGATTTGATCCAAAGGTCATCCAGGAGGAAGTTTTAAAACAAGCAGACAAGGGGTTGTCTTATGCAAAGTTTGTCAGCCGTGACCAGCTTGCAAAGGCCCACGCTGATATAAACGAGGAGCGTCAAAGAAGTGTCGGGATCCCGGGATATATCTGGATTGATACCAATGATGGGAAGACAAGAAAGTCACACAAGGCTCATCACATGAAGTTTTACCGATGGGATGATCCGCCAGTGATTAATTTTGCTCTTGACGGTGACATGAAGCGCGCTCCTGAAAGACTTCACCCGGGTGAAGATTATCAATGCCGTTGCAACGCTCAACCGGCCTTTGATCAGTCCGACGCTGATCTTATGTCGACAAGAATTCGCGGGAGGACATACGGGAAGTGAATGTAGTCAAGCAATACGGCCTTGAGAGGTCCGGGACAAATTACATAAAGGCATTGATTGAATTGAATTGCCCGAACACATTTGTTGCGGCGTCTGCCTTTGGCCCCAAGCACAATATGTATGAACCTGTTGATCTTGACAGTTATGATCCACGCTATGACAAGAAGATAAGGATTGACGAATTAACTGACGATGAAGTCTGCGCGATAAAGTCAAGGTTCAGGGATAATCAGGTTTATTATTTGATTTCCATTAAAAACCCGTATTCATGGATTGTCAGTTTCCGGAAGTACATGGCAAGACATGAGCTTGAATGTCCATACATTCAGGAGCTTGTCAATAAATGGAACGAATACAATAAAAACTGGCATGACCTTATTTTATCGAAGCCAGGGCGCGGCGCGTTTGTTGAATACTTTACGCTTATAAAAAATCCTGAGATTATGGTCAAGCGTATTGCAAGTAAATTCAATATACCCTTGAATCCTGTTTTCCATGATATTAAAAATAATATGGGTGAAGGTACTGACAGAAAGAGCGTAAATCATATTACACCGGAGCCGTTTAATAAAATTGATTATTATAAAAATCAGGAATATATGAAAGATTTGTCAAGTGATGAAATATATTTCATTTCAAAGAAAGCTGACTTTAGTCTATTTTCTGCGTGTCAAACTTTTTTGTGAATTCAAAGATTGCTTCTTGTTTTATTTTATTCCCCAAGTGATAAAGCCCGCAATGCTGGCAATGATATATTTTAAGTTTTCGGCCTCTATATCCATTTTGT